GGGCTTCTTGCAGTAGCTTGAGCTTATACGCTTCGATCTCCGGGGCTTCCCGGACTATCTGTTGGGTGACTGTTTCTTCTGCCATTTATTTCCCCTTAACGGCTCCGCCTTCGAGCTTCTTCATTAACTTGTACATGCGGGCCGCACCCTTGCGACGACTGCCGCCTCCGGCGTTGCGCACAGCTCTGGCCGTGAACACAAACTCACCGTCCGACAGCATTGCGGGAATGTCATCCGAAGTCCCTGTGCCAGGGCCGTTGATAGGGCCCATCTTGCGCGGGAAGTTTGTCATCTGCGCATCACCGCCTTTGGCGTAACCTCGTGGCTTACCGTCTGGACCATAAACGATTGGGATGCCGTACAAACCAGATACGTTGTAAGGTTGTGCAACCCCTGCAGGGCGGTTGGTTACGCCCATAGGAACAACAGTGCTGGGCGCGCCAATAGGAATCGAGCCATACGAGGGGGTAGGAACAATGGGGCTATCCGGTGTCGTAGGCTTGGTGTAGCTGCTGAGACCACCACTGAACTTATCAGGGTTGTCCTTCATGTAGTCAGAACCGGTGTAGTTCCGATTAAACGCAGGGTTTTGGTTGACAGGGTCGGTCTTCATGCCGCCTGCAGCTGCTACGGCAGCAGTGCCTGCAAGAGCCAAGGGGCCGTATTTTTGAATGATGCCAGCGTCTGCTGGTAGGCCCGCACGGCTAGGGTCTAAATATTCGTTGTACAAACTCTTTGCGCCACTGACTAGTTTGTCCACAAAACTTGTTGGTGCTGCAGCGCCAGTGGAAGCAGGCACTGGAGTCAGGCTGTAGTTAGTAGCCGCACCCGTTCCGCCGGCACCCCTTGCAAGGTCTGCGCTAGTAAAGTTGGTATTTGCACGAAGTCCTGATCCTGTGGCATCGCCCATGCCAGGGACGTTTGTCATTGGAGAAGTAGACATGCGTATACCAGAGCCGACTGCCCCGTCCATTCCAGGCACAGCACCTGGCGTAGGAGCGTTGTACAGGCTGTAGTCCGCCTTAAAGCCCCCCGTGGTTGGGTCATACGACATCGACGACCCCATTGGAGGCATCTTCAAGCCAGAGCCAGCATTGCCACGTGCCAACAGGTCCTGTGCAGTGCCTGTTGGACCTGTCGCGCCAACATCCCCCGGTGCTCCGACCTGACCAGGGGCCTTAACCCCACTTGCGTCGGCCGCAGGAGGCTGACTACCAGGCTCATTAAGTGAGACTGGCTCGTTCATCATGCTTGTGTTGTTCTTAAGACCTTGAAGCGCGGCCGAAGATACACCAGACATTAGGCCCATCTTCAAGGCGTCCTGCGTGCTCATGCCCCCTAGCTTGCCGATACCTGCACCAAGCAAGCCTGTGGTCAAGCCAGTATTCAATGCGCTGCCGGCCGCACCTGGCAAGATACTGCCAACGGCTGACAAGGGACTTGTGCCCATGATTGTTCCGCCGCCGCCGATGTAGCCCATCGCGCCAGAAATTAAGGCTTCCTTAAGCGATCCGCCGGCCAGGAGTGTCGTTCCTGCCCCCGCCACGCCCGCTGCAGTTCCCATTGAAAGGCCCACGCCTGCTGGTCCGAGGACAGCGGCCAACGCAATGGTGCCCAAAATGCGTCCAACAGGGGATTTCAGCACGTCTTTAACGACGTTGACAACACCTTTAACGACGCCTTTAATGCCGTCAACAATGCCGCCAAGCACGCCGCCCTTGAATTCGGGTAAACCCGTAGCAGGATTGATGGTGCCGGAGCCGCCACGGCTGCGCAGCATTTGTGCTTCTTCGGGAGTAATGTGAGCAAGGATGCTGTCCCCGCCACGGCCTTTGCCAGCAAGGTACTGGCCAACATCAGCCAAACCACCAGAGGCCATGCCCATGGGCTGCAGGTCTTGAACAACAGGAGACAGGTCCATGGGTTCTTGAGCACCAGCGCCTTGCATCTGCCGCATCTCTTGCAGCACCGCAAGCATCGCGCCGATAAACTCAGGATCGTATTCATCCGGCATGTCCCCTTTATCAAGGGCACCGACTTCCATTAGCTTCTGCAAGAGGTTCTTGTAGTCACCAGGGTTTTGGCTGACATATTCAAAAATCTGGATAAGCACGTCAAGCTGCACAGGCGTGAGCTGAAGGTCACCAATGTTTTGGCGAATGGCTTCTTTTAACGCAACGTCTTCGCCAGGATTGACCATGCCAAGGGCGGTCATCGCGGCGTCATACGAGTCAGCGCTCGTGACGGTCGGTTGTTCTTGTTGGGCTTGTTCGCCCTGCATACCCATGCCCTGAGGCATAGCCATGATTCCTTCATTCGCCATGATAGTCCTTTCCAGTTTTTGCCAAAGGCCTCATGGGCCGCGCGCCGGGAAAGGACGCGTTAATGGCAATATTATCCATTAGATTCTTAACTTCTGTCCACCAAAAGCGCACTCACAGTCACGTAAACATAATCCTGCGAAGAAGTAACAAACAGCTCATCGTATTCTTCAAGCACCAAAGGGCCCGCGTTCCAACCGGCTAAGAGGTCTACATACTTGTTTGGGGTTACCGTTTCTAGGGGCACGAGGTAGTGCGTTCCAGCCCCATCAGGAGCAAAAGTGACCGTTATGTTGGCGATATTTACACCTATGTTTGCTATCCAAATAGACTTGACAATTGCGGCTGTGGCAGCAGGAACCGTTAACACAATTAACGGTATGGTTGCAGACGGCGTTTTTTGAAAGCGTTTGTATGCGTTTGACATTATTTTCCAAGGAACCAAGTTTGCGCCTGGTCCTTGTTCTCCGTAACGATAGGGGTGTAGGTGGTGTTGAGCTGAAGAATAATCTGCTCAAGCGAGCGCACCAGCTGGTTGAACTGCTGCGGATCGTAGCCTGACGGCGACGCGTTGGGCAGGCGGACGTTGGTAATCTTGCTCATCGCAGACCGTCCGGTTGGACATCCACTCGCAGCGTGCCGTAGCGCCACCACCCGCCCAGCTCATCGCTCTCAATGCGCAATTGAATCTGCCGCCCGCGTGCGCGCGTATTGACAAACTGCGTGGTCGATGTGATCGTATAAGGGTCCAAGGAGCTTGCTACTGCAGAGGCCTGTGGATAGGCCCGCAAAAGCAGCCGCACTATCAAATCTCCTACTTGACTCTTAAAGTCAGGAATAAACTTTTGCATCAGCAGCATTTGGTCACCGTCGCCAATGTCAAAGTAGCCAGAATATATGTAGGCCTCAATTGCCACACCGTTGGCGTCCACACCGTCCTCTTGGTTGTACAAGTTGCTGCGGCCGGCTGTGAGGCCATAAATTGTGGTGATGGTAGTTCCGGTATCAAGCGGGTCATATTCCGTGGCCAAAGGCTTGTCAAACGTGCCAATGTCGGTCCATGCCGTGCGGGACATAGTGCCCACCGACCAGACGTTTTCCATGTAGTTGTACGTTACAAAGCGGTTGATATAGTCACTGCTCAATGACGGATAGAACCATGTTACCTCGTTGAACTGGGTGTTGATGCCCACGTTCACGGCAGTGGCCTGTACAATGTTCAAGTCCTCAAAAACGTAGTCCTGCACAGTGCAAGGAATCTTCTTGACCGTACCATCAAACACGAAGAACGCGTCTTTGCTCATCCAGTACGCCACGCCGTTCACGTCAGCCGACGCGTGGGGCGCGATGATGCCGCAGTTGGCACCCAGCTGCTGAAAGCCAAAGGTGTAAGGTGGGCCAAGAAACTGCTGGCCGTGGATGGACGTGTCTGTCCAAATCAGAATCTGACCACGTGAGCGCAGCGCCGAGACAATCTCGTTACCGTCCGTGAGCCGTTGTCCGCCGGCCGTGTTCGTTGCAGTGGCTACAAAGTCGTTGATGTCCTCTTGCGCAGAAAAGCGCACGAACATCGGGTCCTGCGTTGTGGGGTCTCCCAGCACGGACTCCGTGCCAAAGCACACCAGGTGCCTGTCTGGCGTAGACACCAACGCGTACTTGGATTTAGTAGGCGCGCCAGAGATGGCCGTGGCCCGCGTTCCAAGGCCTCCGCTTGGAGCCCATTCGTAGATGCCGCCATCTACCAGCTGCAAGATCAAGTTCTCACCAAAGTTGTCAAACTGCCAAACCCTGGCCAGCAACGACAACCCTGTGGACGCCGGCCGTGGCGTGCCCCACGTGCTCAAGCCCCAAGTGCCTGTGCCCCAGCCAAAGTCAACAAAACTGATGTCACTACCGACGTTGATCTGATAGGTTGCGGTTGCCGTTCCGGCCGTTGTCGAAGAGGTCGCTTGGGTGGGAGAGACGATGGTGTACGTGCCATTGGTCAATACATCCTGAATCTCAAACTCATTGGTAAGGCTGGCATTGGTAATACCTCCTGGATTTCCCGTGACACTGCTGAAAGTGACAAAGTCGCCTTCAATTGCGCCGTGGGCCGCGTCATTAACAATCACCGTGGTGCTGCCGTTGGTGGTGGTAAAGGTACATGCCCCAGAGGCCCGAATGGGAGTGATGTCGGCCCACGCGCCACCATAGAAAGCATAGACCTTGCGGCTTGTTCCAATGGCCGCGTAGGGCGCTCCTTCTAAATCGTTCCACGTGAAGATTTCACTGGCCGAGCCAACAAAGTTGACCAGGGTGTTGCCGAACTCTGTCCACCCGCCCATTTTCTCTGGCAGGCCGTAGCGAAAGCGCACATAGTCACCGTCCACCCAGCCGCCTTCAGCGCCGTATTCGGTATTCTGCTTGTCAATGCCGGGCTTCAAGAACAGTCTAAGAAGTGCCATGATTTACCTGTACCCTGCTGTTTTCTTGGCAATTTTCTTGGGCTGCGCCACAAATTGTTTCCCGGCCTTCTTGCCCTCGCGCTTTGCTTTGGTCGTAGCGGCGTACTCGGCCGAAGTCAAGGATTTGATTGCGGCCTCAGGGAGATACCTCTCCCCTGTCTTGCTTGAAGGCTTACCGGACTTAGTGCGCCACTTCTGGTCGCCCCAATCTTTAAGGCTTTTTTGAGGGGCTTTCAATCTCTGTACCCCCCGCCGGCTTTTTTATAGCGCTGCGCTACCATCTGTGCTTTTCTCGCGGACCACTGGCCTGCGCCTGTGCCTGCTGTGGCCTCTGCCTTTACAGCGTTAAAGATGCGCTTACGTAGCTCAGGCTTGGTGTAGTTGCCCGCAGCGTTGACCTTGGACTTTGCCTCACCGCCCTCTTTGAAAGAAGCGGTTTTAGCGGCATTGGCAAAGTCGCTCTTTTTAGGAGCACCTTTGGAGCCTGGACTTCTCATTGACTCACCAGAACCGGCCGCAATACGTTTCTTTTTTGCGGCAATGTTGGCATACAAGCCGCCACCGGCGGCCTTGACTACTTTAACTGGGGGAGCGCTTTTTGGCATGATGGTCCTTGTTTAATCTAGTAGGGCGCACTCAGAAATACGCCGTTTTAAGAGCCCCGGCAATACCTTGCCGCCCCCTTTAGTCCAGAGCATCAGTTGTTCTTTTGCACCTTCCCA